TCATTAAATGTCTAAGAATACCCACCTCGAACACCTTGAAGATGAGATACTGAATGCTGGTTCAGCAGGAGGTAAGAATGCTATCAACTTTCTAAACTCATTAGGTAAGATGCTGACAGCACCATCTAGTAGTACCGTACAGGTAACTACTAAGTGGGACGGTGCACCTGCTGTAGTATGTGGTAAGGATCCTGTTACTGGAGATTTCTTTGTAGGAACTAAGTCAGTATTTAATATAAACAATCCAAAAATATGTTATACAGATGCACAAGTTGATTTCTTCTACCAAGCTGGACAATTAAATGATAAATTAAAAGCTTGTTTAAAGTATCTTCCCTCTCTTAATCTTACAGGAATATTACAAGGAGATCTATTGTACACTAATGATAAGACAGTAGGACAAGTTAATGGTGAGTCTTGTGTAACCTTCCAACCCAATACAATCACGTATGCTATACCTTCTAATAGTGCATTAGGAGCAAAGGTAAAGGCAAGTTCATTGGGTATAGTATTTCATACCAAGTATACTGGATCATCAATGAGTGATCTTAGTGCAACGTTTGGAGTAAAGACACCTGCTAGTAGTGCAACTGTACAAGTATTTTCTTCAAACTTTACTGATGCTACTGGTGCTTCACAGTTTACTACCGCAGAGAAGACAGCGTATACTGCAGCAGTTAATCGTGCTAGTGGATCTCTTAAACAAGCATCTGCTTTTCTTGATATATTAAAGGATACTGGTCAAGGTAAGTTCCTGTTGGCTGCGATGTTTAAACAGTTCTTTAACTCTTACATCCGTGCAGGTACCAACCTTACCAATACCAAGGCTGTGACTGCTAACTTTGCAAACTATTATCAGCAAGCACTTAATAAACAGATCAATTCAGTTAAGACTGCTAGTGCTAAAGGTAAGTGGCAGAAGGTACAGGCAGATGGATTGAAATTTATTAAGACATATAATAGAGCCATATATATGACTGTGGCTTCTTATTTAAATATCATTTCTGCTAAGAATATGGTAGTCAAGAAACTGTCTAAAGTACAGGACATTGGTACCTTTATTCGTACAGATGATGGATATAAAGTCACTGCTCCAGAAGGATTTGTTGCTATAAAATCTGGTACTTCTTTGAAGTTAGTAGATAGAATGGAATTCTCTAAGTCGAATTTCACGGTAGCAAAGAACTGGGGATGAATAAATAGATAGAGGAAACGTCGTAGATTAGATGAAATTTACTAACTTCATTAGCGAAGCTAGGACTGCTGCTGGAGAGACCGCTGTTAAGAGAGGTCTACAACACGTTGGTCACGGCTATTATGCAGACAGATCTGGTACTATAGTTGCTAAATCAGAGGGCGGTCAAAGACTGGTACCTGTTGATCCACAGGAGGCAGAGGTTGTACAACAAGATGCTGCTACTGGATTTGAAGAAGATGAAGCTAATGGTAGTGTAGAAGATAAGGGTGAAGTCGCAATGACATTTGGTCGTTTCAATCCTCCTACCATTGGTCACCAGAAAGTATTTGATAAGGTGGCTTCTGAATCAACAGGAGAGTATAGAATTTATCCATCACGTAAGGTGGATCCAAAACAGAATCCTCTTCAACCAGTTGAGAAGATTAATTTTATGAAGAAGATGTTTCCTAATCACGCTGAAGCAATTCAGAATGATGATAAGATGGGGAACATCTTTGATGTATTGAACGCATTGAATGAAGAAGGTTACAGTTCTATTAAGATGATCGTTGGTGATGATAGGGTGTCTGAGTTCAGTTCATTACTAGAAAAGTATAACGGTGTAGCATATAATTTCGAAGACGGATTAGAGGTCAAGTCTGCAGGTGCTAGAGACCCTGATGCTGAAGGTGCTGAAGGTATGTCAGCATCTAAGATGAGAGCATTCGCTGCAGAGAATGACCTAAAAGGTTTTGCTAAGGGTATCCCTAATGGGGATGAGTCTTTGGCATCTAACTTAATGAATGCTGTACGTAGAGGTATGGGTGTAACTTCTGAAGAGAAGACACCATCTGGTGAACCTAAGAAGACTGAGAAGGTGACTGAACTCTGGAAGATCGCACCTAAATTTGATCAGCAAGGTCTACGTGAAGCATACGTTAATGAAGAAGTATTCCAGATGGGTTCTCTAGTAGAACACAATGACACTGGGGTACAAGGTGAGGTAGTGTACCGTGGAACCAACTATGTAATCTTTGAAGATTGCCACGGTTGGAGATTCCGTGTATGGTTAACCTCTCTCAATGAAGTGACACAGAATGAAGTTGATCCTGATGAGCAACACCATTCTGCTGATGATCATAGTGGAAACACTTGGAAGGTCGGAACTGATACATATAGGAAGGCACTACAGGATATGACTCCTGGTCAAGCCACTGGCAGGTTCACTACTATGCCAGCTGTCAGTAAAAAGTTCAGCGATTTCAGAAAAACTAAATAGTACTATCGGAAAACTTAATCCAATGGATCTCAAGCTTGCAGGAAGACTGCTAAAATACAATCCAGCAGATGTAACTAGAGCAACATATGTAGTGGAATACGCAGAGCGTAACTACTCTACTGCTGAAGCTCAACAGATGTACATCGATGCTAGTCTGAAAGAGACTATCGCTGCAAAGGAGATTGCTGGTATACTCCGAGAGAAGACTGCATTAGCAGCCACTATTGATACTAAACCATCTGCAGCCTCAGGTAAGATTGATACGATCAAGGAACCTAAGACTACTGAAGGTCCAGTGAATGCTAACCAAAGCTCAATCAAAGCCAAGGGGGATGCGAAGAAAGCTGCGGGTTTTAGCGGTGGTGTCAAGAACACGGGGCTAGTTGACACCAAGGAACAAGTTGAAGTCCTCGATGAAGAAGAGTATGATCGCATCAAAGACAGGAAGAGAGAGTTAGGACTCCCAGGACCTGGTGATGGAGACGAACCTTCTAACAGAAAACCTACTGGTGGTACCAGGGGGTTGACACCTGAAGAGCAAAGAAAAGCTCAAGCTAACTCTAAGAGAGCATTTGATACTGTCGTGAAGAACCTACGGGCTAAGCACGGTAATAATGCTGTCCTTACTAAGAAGGAAGATGTTAGTATAGAAGGAGAGCAGTTAACCGAAGCTCCCAACAAGCATTCAGCACGTCCACACGTTGCTGTACAAGCTCCTCAAAAGGAGAAACCAGGTAGAGATGCTGGTGCTATAGCGAAGAAGCGACTTGCTTCTAAACCTAAGCCTAGTGTTAAAGCCCAAGCAAAAGACGTTGCCAAGTCTGCTGGATCAGCCGTTAAGAAGACGGTCAAGGCAGTCGGTAAGAAAGCAGCACAGACTGCTGGCAAAGTCGCAGGTGAATACTCTGCTGCTAAAGAGAAATCTAAGAAGGCAGCTCAAGAGAGATCATCAACCTCTACAAAGTCTTCCTCGTCATCTGATTCAGATAAAAAGTCAGAGACACATAGGAAAGGTGAGGAACTTCTGAATAAAATCCGTTCTTCTGGCGGTCAGAAAAAAGACTCCTCATCATCTACTTCATCTTCAAAATCATCGGATTCTAATCCGAGTAAAGGTCCCAAGGCACCAACTATTGTTACAGGTGGGGACAAGAAGAAGGAAAGTAGCTCGTCGTCTTCCTCTAGCAGTGGAAGCACATCCAGCGGTACCTCATCATCTAAAGGTGGTGGCGTTAAACGTGCCGTTAAAAAGACAGTTGGTATCACAGCACGTGCTGTCTCCAAAGCGTCTGGATATGTAGCTAGCAGGATGGGTGAAGAAACCACACTGGAAACCACTATGGACCTATCAAGAACAGAAAGAATTCGGAGAATTCTGGGAGAGCAAGAGACTAAACGCCACGACCAGAATAATCTAAGGGATCCTGAAGCTCAATCTTGGAGAGATAGATTAGGATTCGATTTACAGGAGGACAATCCAACTCCTGAGCAACAAAAGAAGAGAGATGTCTTGAAGCAAACCAAGTCACTCACTAACAAAGGAAAGCATAAAGAAGCTTCCGCATTATTTAAAAAACACTTCCCTAATTTTGGTAAGTAGTATGGACTTAAGCGAAAAGAAATCACGAATCATTCTTAACCCTAAGAAGGAGGACTTAATGAAGGAATCTATACGTGCCATTGTTAAGGCAGATATCGAATCGCTTAGGGTACCTCGTAAAAGATCTTCTGAGGTTATACATAATTCAGATATCTGAAATTGAATTATGGTTAACTTTTTAATGCCTATAGCTATCAGCATAATTAACAAGGCTGTTGATAGAATACCCGAAGATCTTGACTCTGTAATTAAAGATTTTCTAATTAAACTGCTAAAGAAGGCAGCTGCTAAGACTGGAAACAAAGTAGATGACGAACTTGTTGTCGCTCTTCAGAAGGCACTGCTTGAATCATAGTGGTTATAAATAATAAAACGAAGTAACAAATCTCTGGAGATACCAATGGCAGTCCACGGAAAAATAGACGCTGCAGCCTTTAGTAATACTATAGGGGTCACCAATGGTGACGCTACAGTATCTAAGAACGCGGGCGATACAGTTGCTGTAGGTGATGTGCTTAATATTAGTAGTGTAAACTACATCGTTAAGCAAGTAACTAGCACAACTGCAATAGAATTGCATAAGAATTATGCAGGAAGCACAGCAACAGTTGCTGCTGCATCCGTTATAAAGAGAACTCCTCCTAAAGCAGTTGCAGAATATGTAATTGTTGGTGGTGACTCTAACTCATACGATCTAGTCTTTGTTGACACAACTGAGGATAGCATCGCATCAAACAAAACCCGTGGTATTTCTGGACCTGGTTGGTGGTTATATCGTTCATTCGTTTCATCTTCAGGTTTAACTAAGCACAAGGCAGAATGCCTGGTACCTTTGAAAGTTGCTGCTGGTTCAGCAGGTGACTTTGCTCAGGATACTATTGACGCTGATGTACTTGAGACAATCACAGTTGGTACACAACCTGCTAACTCCACCTCATCTTCTGGTGCTGGAACATTCGTTGCTGCATTTACAAGAGATCAGTCTGGTACTAAGCAGTACAAGTGGCAACGTCAGACAGCATCCGCTACTACTCGTTGGGTAGATATTAAGGGTGGTGCTGGTGCACTTGATGCAGGTATCACATACGCTGACTTCACTACTGCAACTCTTGCATACAGTGCACTTGCTGGTACTACACTTAACGGTTACAAGTATCGTTGCGTACTGAACACAAGTAAGGGTGCTGAAACTAAGTACACTAATGGTGCTGCTACACTAACGTTTGGTAGCTAAAACTTAATTATTTGTTATGAATTTCTCTGTGTTAAATGCGGACAACTTTATGATGTTCGCAATGAAACATTATGATAACCCCCAGTCTGTGACTTACGACGATTTTTTAGAGGATATGATGAGGTTTAAATACCTCAAACGCCTCTTCGGTAGGTACGTAAAGGCTGGGGTTTTGCGTAATCATTTGATTCTAAATCATTTGATTGTACTTTTTAATGTGTTTGGTGAGGCAGCCATACCTTTATTGATCTTTAAGATTGAACAAGAGTATTGGTCTATACTAAAAACGTACCTAGTGTACCTTAATAGATTGCCAGAACCCAGTGGGGTTTTAGATATTGTATCAATTGATCCACAAATTTCTAATGAATTAAGTAGACTCTAATGGCTAAAGAAGAACTACAAACAGAGGAATCCATCAAGGATAAGATGGAGAAGGCTTTTAAGAAGGGTTCTAAAAGACACAGGGTTGCTGTACAAAAGAAGAAAGAGAGAGACGGTAAGGCAGTTAACTATAGTACTATGGCTCAGTCATATGAACCAGATGGTGAAGCAGATCTAGTAGAAGAACCAGAAAGAACTACTGCATACAAAGCAATGCAGAAGAAATTATATCCTAGAGGGTCTACAATAGATGCAAAGACTGGTAAAGATAATGCTACCTCAGGTCAGATTGGTGGATTTCGAAAACAAATAAACCGTGGTAGAAAAAGAAAAGTAATGGCAGAGTTTGAACCAGAGTTAGAGATGGTAGAAGATACTGGTTCGGAACAGAGAGCAGCTATTAAGGATGCTATCCTACAAAGAAAGGAAGCCCTTAAGAAGAAGATGAAAAAAAGATTGAACAAAGAAGATTGGAAACCAGAGATAGAACATAGTAAACTGGGTGATGCTGTTAAGAA